TGCTGGTATTGATATCAATAAGTGGACTTACTTCTTTGAGGCAAACTCTATTGCATGGCTTAATCCCAATGAGGAAGGCAACAGGGGAGGAGGAGATGTTACCAACATGGTGAAAGAAATTGACATGTCCCTTGCCTCATCCATTGACCAGTATATCAAATTTGCAGAATATATTGAACATAAATGTGGAACAAGCATTGGGGTCACTCCACAGATGGAGGCACAGATTGGCCCTAATGAAGCAGTGTCAAATACAAGGCAGAACTTGGTTCAGTCCTCTCATATCATTCAGCCTTACTTTGAGCTGCACAACTCTGTCAAAGGCAATGTCCTTGAGAGATTAGTAGAGACAGCCAAAGTAGCTTATGCTGGTTCCAAGCCACGCAAGCTGGTCTATATCCTTGATGATATGACCTATAAGATGATCACTATTGATCCTGAACTACTGGATTCCTCCACTTATGGTCTGTTCATATCCAATTCTTCCAAGGCTGCTGATGCCAAAAGAGCAGTGGAAGGCTTAGCCCAAGCTGCTATGCAGAATCAGCAGGCTGACCTTGCTGATATCATCAAGGTTATCAGGTCTGAATCTGTTACTGAGGCTGAAGACTTACTGGAAGTTGCACAAATTCGTAAATCTGAAGAAGCCCAAGCTTCTGAACAAAGAAGGATTGAAGCTGAACAACAGGCAAGGCAGGCTATCTCAGCAGAGAAACAAATAGACAGGGAACATGAGATCAATGTCATCATTACCAAGGAGAAAGAAAGAAGAAAGACTGTCATTCAACAGCAGGCTATTCTTTCAATGGGCTTCAATGAAGATAAAGATATGGATCAGGATACTGTACCTGATGTACTGGAAGTTGCTAAATATGGGGTTGATGCTGAGATCAGGCAAAGAGAGCAGAGTCTTAAGGAAGAACAATTCAGGCATCAGAAGAATGTGGATAAAGAGAAACTTAAGATTGAAGATAAAAAGGCTTCTAAACAGTTAGCACCAGCCAAATAAAAAAGCTATTAAGCAACTTTCTTAAAAGTTCAGTTTTAAACTGTAATAAATTCAACTTTCAAACTTTAAATTTACACAGGATTATGGCAAAGACAAACACAGCATCAAATCCTTTGGCAGGTTTTGGATTTGATGGAGATTCTGAAGACTTCTTCGGAATTACCTCAGAAAAACTTGAATCTCAGACAAGTAAGACAATCAAAGAAGTAAAGAAATCTCCCGCAGAATTAGAAGATGATCCTGATGATGACCTTGGAGATTCTACAAACTTCGATGATGCAAAGCCCAAAAAGAAATCAAAGGGGTCAGATGAGGAAGAGGATGATTTAGACCCTGAGAACATGGAGTTTTTCACTGACAAGCCTGCACCTCCTAAGAAGAAATCAGTAAAAGCTCAGGATGATGAAGAAGAGGAAGAAGAGGTCACTCCAAAGAAAACTCCTAAGAAGGGAGGTAAAAAAAAGGATGAGGAAGAAGAGGAGGAACCTGATCCAGATGATGATGATGAGGATGCTCCAGTAGTGAAGAAGAAGAAACCAGCTAAAACTGATGAGCAGGAAGAGGAGGAAGATGAAGAGCAGATTGAGAAGGATAAGGAGTTCTACACTACATTGGCACTGGAGCTGAAAGAAAAAGGAATACTTGAACACATTGAGATAAAGAAGGGTACAAAGCTCACTGAAGACCAGTTCTTTGAATTACAAGCAATGGAAGTTGATGAAAGATTTCAGGAAGCTCTTGAAGGCTATGCCAAAGACCTTGACCAAGATGGTAAGGATTTCCTGAAATTTAAAAAGGATGGTGGCAGAACCTCAGATTTTGTTGCTGTCTATGTCACTGGTACTCTTGGCCTTGATAAATTTGATAGTAGCAAGCCTGAACAGGTTGATGCTGTTATCAATCACTATCTTACCAAGTATGAAAAAGTAACTGGTGAAGACTTGGAAGACAGGAAGGAATTCATCAAGGACAAAGGACAGGAGAAGATCAAAGCTGAAGCATGGTATGATAAGATCAAGACTGCTGAAGATAAGAACAAAGATGCCCTGATGAAGGCACAGGAGAAAGCCAGTAAGCAGAGAGAGATTGATGCAAGGGATTTTGAAGATGACTTCTCTAAGGTGCTGGATAAAACTGAGGCAGTAGGTATGTTTCCCATTGGTAAAGCTGAAAGAAAAGAGCTTAACAGTTACATCAACAGGGCAACAGTGAAGGTAGGGCCTAACAGGTATGTTCCTCCTGTAAATGCAGAACTTTCAAGGATACTAAGAGCAGAAACAGAAAAGGATAAGCAGGATTTAATCATCCTTGCAAAGCTCCTCAAAAATAACTTTAAGATAGACGATGAACTGATAACTGAGATTGAAACCAAAGTTGTCAAGAGAACAAAGTCTAAATTACAGGAAGCTAAAAAAGGAGTGAAGCCATCCTCTTCAGGATCATATACTAAGAGATCAATGGCAGACTACTTTGAAGAAGGTTAAGTAATTTAAAATAAAACAAAAACTTGTTACAATGGCAAGACTATTAAACAGATTAATCACTAAGCAAATGCCTTGGCATGCTAATATGACGGAGCTGAACCACCTTGGTGCAGCTTTACTCATTAAGCCAACAGTGTTTGAACCCAAGATGACACAGTTGTTCACATCTGAGAGATACTCAGATAACCCCCTGACAACTATGCTGGCTGGCAAACAACAAAAGACAATCAATACTACTGTCTGGGAGTGGACAATGAAGGGTGCAAACACCAGACCATTGATAGTGATTGAGAATGTTGAACCATCTGCCAATTTAACTCCCGGAAGATTTAAACAGACCTTCAAGCTGAAGCTTGATGAAGACTGGTATGTTCCCGGTGATATTCTCCATCCTGGGTCAAGTAATAAAAAGTGGCAGGTACGTGTAACAACACAATCCTTCAAACATGGTAAGGGCTTCATTTATGAAGTAAGAGGTATGTGGGATGATCCTACAGTTTCCTTACCAATCAAGTACCTGTCTCCCAATCAGCAATGGGCCAAGCTTTACTCTCAATATGAGGAAGCTGCTGAACAATCTGGTTCTACTCAGTACAGCCTGCCTATTGCTTTGCAAAACAGGATGTCTCGTTTCAGGAAGAAATACAGGGTAACTGGTGATGCTGCCAATGAAGTGCTGGCTATCAAGATACAGGATAGCAAAGGCAGGTGGCATGATTCATGGGTAAAATATGCTGAAGTTGAATACTGGGAACAGTGGTACAGGGAGATTGAAAGAGGCTACTGGTATTCCCGCAGCACTGACACTGTGCTTGGTGCCAATGGCAGACCAATCTATTCTGGCCCCGGTGTTCAGGAACAACTGGAAGACTCCCACCAACACTTTTATTCTCACCTGTCTGCCCCCTTAATAGAAGAATACCTGATGGATATCTTCTACAGCAGGGTAAAACCCGGAGCTACAAGAAAAATTAAAGGCTTCAGTGGTGAGTATGGAATGATCCAATTCCACAGGGCTATACAATCATGGTCTGAAAAGAGAAGGGGCTTTATACAAGTGGTTGATAAAGTTCTCATTGACAAGACAACATCAGCCTACCATGAGAATGCCCTTGTTGCCGGCTTCCAATTTGTAAGATATCGCATGGCTAATGGTGCTGAACTGGAACTGGTTCACAACCCTCTTTATGATGACAGGGAAATCAATTTTGAGATTGATCCTGTAACAGGTTATCCTGTTGAATCTCAAAGAATCACCTTCCTTGATTTCAATGGCAAGGGTGAAATGGGCACCAATGTCCAGCTTGTTGATAGGGCTAACAGCTTCAAGCTTGGCTATGTACATGGTTTGCATACTCCTTATGGGCCTGTGAACAAAGGTTCTATGGCACACTCAGGTGACTATTATGAAATGCATGTGCAAAAACAGTGTGGTGTCCACATTGAAGATGTGACAAGATGTGGTGAACTCATCCTGTCCCGTAACTAAAGTTTATGTTTTCATTGCTTTGATATATCCTCCGAGGGGTGGAGGAGACTAGCCTCCACCTTCTTTTTAAGACTAAGATCAACACATTTATTAACGACAAAAACTGAATTATTATGGCACTAGCAGATGAGATCACAGATTTTGATCAGGTAGCTGAAGCGAGACCAAGACAATCACAGATTATTTCAACAACAATGCCTGCACAGATACCTGATCCCGCAGCAATAAAAGTTGAAGTAAGACCACTGGACAGGAAATCATGGCATGGCAAGAAAGGGAAAGAGTCCTTTGCACAGCCAAAAGCAGTTGAAGCTCTTTATGAACATACAACTGGTAAATATGCCACAGGCTTAACTGAAGACGAGGCCATCAAATATGGAAAATTAATAGGAGCAGATTTATCTGATACCTTTAATCCAAGTGAACCTCATCCTTACTACAGCACTAAGCCGGGAACAGTGATGTTGCAGAATCACACAATGATCTTTGACATAAGCAAACCTGCTGAGTATGTGAAGGTGAAGCTGATGAAGGCTAACAAGCTGGTGGCAAACTCCATGAAGGAGTATGAAGAAGGTAAATGGCCTGATGCTACCCATGTGATCTTTGATGAGGAAGAAGAAGTATCATCCAAGGCTAATAAAGTCCAGCTTCGCAGAAAAGCAAGTGCCATGCTCCTTGAAATGAGTGATGATTCCAAGGCTAATATCATCCAGATACTATCCAAGAAATCAGTAAAGGGCAGAAGTGGTAATTTCATTGATGTGGAAATTGATGCCATCATCCAGAACAATGAACCTAACCAGCCCGGAATACTTGAATTTACAGAACTGGTGAGCATGGGCAGGGAAGAAGTGGCAGTAAGGGCATCAGTACTTAACCTGCTTCAAAGAGATATATTGACCAAGGAGGCAGGAAGTATCTATTACATGGGAGAACTGATAGGAATTGATTATGAGGCAGCAGTGGAATGGTTCAAGAGTCCCAGTAATGCAAAATTGAAAGTGGCTATCCTTGAAAGAGGAAATAAATAAGCTGGCATGACATCAAAGGAAATGCATTATGATCTCAAGCAGAAACTCAATAAGATTGATAGTCAGAAATACAGGAACTTATATGTACCTGAAATAGACTGGAAATTGAATGAGGCACAGGAGGTATTTGTAAAGATCATAGCACAACCCAGATATGGAAAACAGATAGGCTTTGAACTGAACCAGAGAACTATTAATGACATAAGAACAATAGTAGTAGACCAGATACCTGCTACTGGAATAGTTCCAACAGTCTTTGACAGCACTTCTTACATGGCAACATTGCCAGCAGATTTTTGGTTCTTGGCAAAGGCTTATGCACTGGGGACTAAAGGAACATGTGTGGATAAAGTCCTCAAGCTTAGAGAGGTTCAGCATGATGATGAACATGAACTCTCTCCATTTGACAGAAGTTCTTTTATATGGCGGGTCTCAAATATGAGGTTCAATGACCAAGGTATCAGGGTCTTTACTGATGGTACTTACAGCATCACTAAGGTCATACTTGAATACCTCAAAGAACCAAGAAGGATACACAATGCTGCTGATTGGCCAGGAGGTACTTATACTACATTAGATGGTGTAGTCCTCACAGGTACACAGGATTGTATATTACCAAAGCCAGTACACAGGGAAATAGTTGACTTAGCTGTACTGATCATATCCGGAAACCTGAATATGCCTGACAGACAGGCTAAGAAAGAAGGAGTAGAATTGACACAGTAATAATAATTTATATCTTAAATATTCAAAAAAATGGCAACAACAAACCCTGTTTCACAAGTATTAGTTACTTCTGGTAATGCTGCACTATTAGCTGCTGGTGCAAGACCTAATACACTAGCAGTAGGTCAGCTTGGAGTATTTAATTTTCATACAGGATTATCAGTTGATGGTTCTGTGGCCACTGATTGCAGAGACATATACCTTGCTGTAGGTGTTGATCCCGGTGCTGTAGGTTCTATACAGGACATCAAGACATCAGCAGGTCAGGTAATCCAGAACCGCAATGTGAAAGCCCTCACCTACAGGGGTACTGTAGCTGACATTGCCAAAGTGGTGGATATCATGGGTATCACTGCAAGATGTGAGGAGGACTATGTGGTAAAAATTGAAATCCGCAATGGTCAGGTATATGTTGAAAGTGGCTTCAACCAGTTCACCAAGTCTTACAATGCAAGAACAGGTTGTTGTGCAGATGCCTGTGAGGATTGTGGTACTGGTGATCCTAATGAGATTGCAGAACAAATTGTCAACCAGATCAATGCTGATCCTGATGGTATGCTTACTGCCAGTTATGTTGTCAACAAGATAACTGCTACAGTAGCAGCAGGCCCTACTGCCACAGCAGATGCAGTGATTACCATAGGTACTACTGCCTACACAGTGCCAGTGACCACTGGTGATACTGTGACAATAGCTGCTGGCAAGATTGTCACCAAGATCAACACACAGACTGGTTCTCCTTACAGGGCTACCAATGCAGCAGGTGTGATCAGCATCTATCCTGTGACCTCTGTTTCAGGTTCAACTGAAACCTTGGTTTACACCACTCCTGTAACTGGTATGACCATTACTCCCATTGTTGCAGCTACCAAGACCTCTATTGCTGCTGGTGCTG